TTGGCGATTTCTAGGTCTACTGTTGTCCGTGTATATATGTTTGGCTTATAAACAGTTGTAACCTGTGTAACAAGATAATTTAATGGTGTTGCGGCAAACACTTTTCTTTCGGTTTCTGTTAAATATATATAAGAAGCTTGTAGGCGTGGATTAATATACCAGGTATTTAGGGCAGGAGCCGCGCACCCAAAATCCGTCAAAAAAGCTCTGAATTCTCCAGAAGAGTCGGTATCAGTTAGATAACTTGGTTGACCAATGGCTATATTATAATTAGAGGCGTTAACACGAAATCCTGGACGAACGCGGTATCCTGAAGGGTCAAGGATACTATAAAGTTCCCGTATAGGGCGTAATGTTAGTTGTATTTCACATTCATGATACTGAAGGGCAATAAGAGGTAGTGACTTTTTAATAGATTCAGAAAACCAGAGAGGTAAGGGTACATAAATAGTCCGCCCAGGAATACTTGGCCGATTAGTCTGCTGGGGTGTGTTTGGCTGTGGAATAACAGTTGGATACCCAGTATGTGTACTACCTCCAGAATATACTCCATGCATTGGATCTATTAATTCAGGCACATCACCAACTAAGTATCTCCATTTTTGGAAACTATCCTGGTCTAAGTCGGCGTGATTTTTCGCAAGTATATAATCGCCATCAAACTCTTGAATCTTACTTCCACCCACATAGAAGGCTATATTGTTAATAATGTTAGCCCCTATATAACTATTCCATTGAAACTCGTATTGCGCATTTCTATTATCTACAAACTTACTATAAATATCAGGAAGGTCAAAGGCAAGGGTTAAATCCGTAACAAGGTCAGCTATACGTGGAATCTTAGTTCGTAATTTAATGTTCTGGTCAAAAAATAGCTGATTTGGCCCGTCTAGGGCAAGTGTTGTATTTTCTATTGCAAAATGTGAATGGCGCTTAAAAACCTTATAGAAATAAGTGAATTCAGGATTACCATTTAAAATAACGTTCTGAGAACCGTAACTAACAAGTGCTAATAAACCGCCACCGGGCATATCCTATTTAGCACTTGTTAGTTATATTTAGATTCATTTTTACGTACTATATTTATTGACCCACCAGGTATCCTCCAAATATGGAGGAGAACTCTCTGAGTTTTTCTCTGTCTTTGTACTAGCACCGACTTGGACAAGTGCCTGAATCTCCGTATAGGATAGGGCATAACTGAAATAAGTTAGACTACTAAAATTTCCAGTGTAGGTTCCAAAAATATGTAAATCCTCATTTATTAAGGAGGGTACATTTGTACGACTTAATACAATAGGGCGCTGACTAAATAAGTAAAGGTTACCGAAATTCTGATATAAGACACCATCCGTAATATTTAGACGCTTTGCAACATTTCCATTTACATATACTTCAATACTGTTGTCGCGTGCCATTACAACAAGATGTACCCACTTCTTTACAGGAATATTCTCAACATCAACATAGTTGTTCCATGTCTTTGATGAATTCATGTATACACGAAGAGTATTTGTATTTGCGTGTAAGAAAATTCCAGGTCCTAATAAGGGGTAGGGAACCGGATGACCCTTGTGTAGGATATGGAGTAGACCCTGCTCACTTCTGAAACTTGAAGGGTCTATCCATAGAAAGAATGAATAAGAAAATTCTGCGCCTGAACGTTCATTATCAGATAAGGGTAGTAGGGTAGCCTTTGGTATTGATGGATCTTGGTCAAAGTTGCGGGGTTTGTCTAAGGAACTTACCGTAAGGGGTAAAACATCAACACGGGTACCCGCTATTTGCTTAAAACTTTTATAGATAAGTTCAATTGAAAGAAGTATAATGTACAAGGTTATACTTGTAAGTATGCCTATTACTATCTGAGGTACAATACCAGTACCTGACACATAGGAACTGTTTTGTACACTGTTCATCACTCTATATCTATACTACCAAATTGTAAATCTATGGTATTATATTTTGTTTGGGATAATCAAGTTGCATGGCCGATGAGGGTGAAAATAATGAGGTTATATATTGCATAACTGAATATTGAGGACCTGGTCCAGTCATGTATAAATTCCAGATTTGTTCGGGATTTAATGCATAATTATAGGCACTTACGTTACTTACAAATCCTCCAAAACCACCATGATCACAGACCGAAAGCTTCATATTAGATCTATCAACTCTGAAAAATGACGGAAGTATACAACTTCTTGTTAGTTTCCCATCAAGATATACATCACAGGTCTTATTATTTAGTGTAACTGTTACCTGTACCCATTTTTGCATGTCAACAGATGTAAGATCACAGGCAGAACTGGGCTCAAGAAGACTATTTTCATTTACAAGTGTCTTAAACATTGAGTTAACTGTTGTTACTCTTAGGTCAACATCTGAACTTGTGGGTACAGCTGAACCGGCAGCCGTTGAAGGAGGTGTTGTTTGTACACGAACTGATAAAACATTTTTATAAGGACCAAGATAAACTAAGCATGTTAAGAAGTTTCCACCTCCAATACTTATAACGTGCTTATTTTGCCCACGGTTAAGTGAATAATCATTTATATAAATCCATGTATTTAATGATAATTCACCGCCCTCAAAAACTGCCGGAAGTCCATCACCAGTTGCAGTATAAGGTGTACCTGGACTCGCAGAACTTACGGCGTTTAAAATTGTGTTTCCTTGAAGTCCTGAATTACTTGTTAGAAAGGTGTATAAATAATAGAGTGCTACAAATAACACCACAAATAAAATAACCTTAGGAAGAGTTCCTGATGGAGCAGCAGCAGCAACTTGTTCCATATCTATCAGTAAGTGTCAAAAGTTATTCTATGCGTATGGAGATTTCCAGGTTTTTAGTGGATTTTGAACAGATTTAGAAGTACTAAAACAGAAGAACCCATTCGGACAGCCAAAGGATGGAATAAAAAAATAATAGCTTGGAACTATGCTTTCTGTTGGTAAATATGGTTTGTATCTTGTATCCGAGGTGGCAGCTAAATCAGATAAGACATCATTAATACGATATTCTGTCGGAGCAATTCGTGGTAGGGCAAAATCGCCTGAAAGTTGTTTATCACCAATTATAAACTGAGCTGAATTAATTGTCGGAAAGTTTACTGTACGTTCACTAAAGACTACCTCACCATTATAATATATTGTATAACGGCGCCCTTCCTTTACAACAACAACTTGAACCCATTTTTGTTCAGGAAGGTTTTTTAGAGGAAAGGATTCATAAATGATACTATTATTTCCTCCACGTGTTTGGATTTTAACAGTAGTAGATTGTGGTGTTTTCATGTTACCAGGATTTAATTCTATCCGAAAACAGTTTTTCAGTTCTAGAATTCTAATTGGTGTTGAATTATTAAGAGAAGATGATTTATTATTTGACTTACATTTTAAATAAACAAGTAAGGTTCCAGATGGCGGTGATAAAAAATTATCTCTTACATCACTGGGCGAACCAATATTTGTTTCATTAATTCTTCCATAGGTCGGAGACAAACTTTTAAAAATAGATGGACGAAGATTTGATATAACTATAAGGGAAATTGTTGTAGTTATTAAAATAATTATTAATACAACAATTACTATACCTGACATGCCCATAGACTATTCCTATTTTAGGCCAGTAAAGGTTTATGAACTAACCAAACATGTATCTGGTAAGGCCCGTTTTTCAAAGCTACTCTGTGGTGATCCGTAAGATCTGAATTCAGCTGGACTTACAGGCCTTGGCCATATACGTAAATTAGAAACTTGTGCGGTACTTGTTAGTATATCGGAGTTTGGAGGGCGTAAAGGACCAACAACAGCGCGCACAGTATTTGGAAAGGCCTTATTACTTAGTAAATAACCATTTACATAAACCTCTAATACTCTTGAACCAACAAAAACACCTATTCTTATAGCCTTACCAACAGGAATGTTTGGAACATTTATTGTTTTTACATTAGTACTGTTGTCAGAGTTTAGTATTTGTAGGGATACATATAGGTCATTTATTAAGGGATCAAGATATACACATACATTAAAATTTGGATTTACTGTTAATATAGTATTAGTAGTACCAGTTGTAGCTGTAGTAAAGGCTCCTCCTCTTGAAAATAAGATACGTGGGGAACCAGTATTTGCCGTTGGATTATCAAGTTGAATATCTAGCATAAAACTCCAATTTTGTGTGATTGTTCCAAGTGGTGTATCTTTATCTAAGATTTCA